CCTCCTTGCTCTACTCCATCCCAGAAAGCTCTTTCTATCATTTCTACTACCTGTTCTTTTGTATATTCTTTTATTTTATCTTCCATAAGTCTTAAATATTATTTACTATATCGCAAAAGCAATAATAATGATAATGCTTATTTTTTAAAAAACCATTATGACCCATTTTCCCTTGATAGATTAAAGTGCATAATTCTCCACCACCAGCCATTTTATAATCTCCTTCTTCTGGGGTTGTTAATCCATCTATTATAAGTTTACATTTATCACATATATATTTTGTTTCTTCCATAAGTCTTTTTAGGGGTTAATAGGCAAGAAAAAATAAGTCAGCTTTTTGGTTACTTCGTTTACATCCCAACCTATTCTATTTCTGTTCATAGGTATCCCATATTCATCTTCTGCATTTGAAAAATCATAATCTTTTCTATCCATCCAATATCCATCTTCAAAAACGACTGTATCAACTCCAAGTTTAACTAATTTTATCTCTTTTCCCATATGTTTTATTGATTTATTAGATAATCTTTAACCGTTTCAAACTCTTTCTTTGTCGCTCCTTTTGGTTTTCTAAAATAGACTACTGGATACCAGATATTTGGCTTCTTAAACATGTAAACTCCTTCTGGTAATCTGCCATCTTTTTTAAAGTAAGATATTTTTATCTCTTTCTTTTCCATTACTCTTTAAATTAATTATTAGTTCTTTTTAGGGGTTAATTATCTTTTATTAAACACCATAATACTTTGGCTTACAATTACTGCATAAAGGTTGGATACGGTATTCCCTGTGGTGGTTTTGAGCTAAACTTTTTACCACACTTTTTACAAATTATACTTTTTCTTTTCTGTCTCTTCATATCTTTTTCCATTACTCTTTAAAGTTAATAATCTAAAACAGGAATACGAGAGGTAAGGTTTGACTTACAGCCTATTTATGGATACCAGATAATTACTCCTGGCTAATAAATACTGTTGCGAGTTTCCCAGTATGTACACTTTGGGTCACGGGGTTACATCTTACCGATTTTTCTCTACGGCTCACAGTCCGCCACTCTCATATTCCTGTTTTAAAACAAAACAAAAAGGCATCTAATTAAAGACGCCTCTCTGTTTCATATTCAAATGATTTGCTGTCCAAAGCAAAGGAATAATCCCCTAATGTATAAGATACTATTCTTTTGTTTTCTTTGCTTTTGGACATAGTTTTTGTTAATTATTATTACAATTATATCAAATATTTATTTCTTTTGCAATACCCTAAAATCAGGAGTTAAAATCAATTATTATTCTTCTTTAAATTCTACTTCTACTTCTTCTATTTCTTCTTCATTTGGAACTTGTAGATGCTCCATTTCTCTTTCAGGAAGACCTTTGCTGTCTGGGTGAGACCAGTTCCAAAATAAATCACCAGTTCTACTTCTCTCTGCCCATAATAAATCTTTTATCGCTTTTTTTTGTTGACCCTCTGGTAAAGATGCGTCTATTATCGTCATTATTCTACCAAAAAGAATGTTTATCTCTGCATTAACTTCTTCGTAATTTAACTTAACTCTTTTTATTTGTGTTTTTAACATTGACTTAACTTTTGACTTGACTTAACTCCTGATTTTAAAGTGCTACTTTAAATTTTTTAATATCCCCAGAAAGTATCCCGTAGGATTTCCTTTTAATTCTCCTCTATTTAATCTGTCTTTTATCACGCTCATGGCATAATCTATCTCGTCATTTGAGTATCTGATAGTCTGATAGAAGAATTTTTGTTTGTTTGTTATCCCGAAGAATTTAACTAAGTCTTGGAATAATACGCCTCGTTTACTCTTTGCATTTACCTCTGGTTTATTATAACTCTTTCCAAGAGATTTTGCAATAGGCTTTTCTCTCTTATTTAAATCGTATTGTGAGATACCACAAAAGGAACAATTAGCTCCATTGTAGAGGAACTGGTGTAATTTATTATCTGATTTTTTACACTCCCAAGACATACACTAATTATACCACCCACAATAAATCTTTCAAGAAAGTTATACACAAAAGAAAAAGCCCACCATTATAGTGGGCTAAGGGGTAGCATGACCTTCGGGGGGAGGTGTATGCTAAATACATTATAGCATGTGGACAAAATTATTGCAAGTGTTTTTATAAAATGCTATAATCTATATATGAATGAAATAATATTAGAAAATGATGACCTCCCGATAAGAACCTGCATGGTGTGTGAAAAGACTAAGTTTTTCCCGAAGTTCTTTTATAGAGAGATCTGCAGAGAGTGTTCAATGAAAATAGAAAAAGCTAATGAGATGTTTACAATATTACCACATGAAGCACATTTCTTACGAGTCCGTACCTCAACTCCCATAGTACCTTAGTCGGTTGCTATAACGCACCGAGATAAACTTTTTTATACTATACTTACGATAGATTGATGGGCGGATTGGTAGACGAGAAAACCACCTTTAGAGGTGGCTTTTTCGTTTCGGTTTGCTTACAACCATTGTATTGAGATAGGGAAGTATAACATTTTAAAACCAATGATGCAATTCCCAGAATATCCATGCGTTAGTTGCTGTTTTATATCTATCAGAAATATAGTTTAAGCACTGATCTATCTGCTTATAAGGGTCTGATGTTTTTTCTATCCATGTCTGGTCTAGAAACTGACATAAACCATAAGCTGTTGAATGGGGATTCTGTGCGGTGGGATTCCAGTGTGATTCACGAGTTATTATGTTGTTGAGACTTTCCCAATCGTCTGTTTTAAAGCAAGCGTATTGCTTAATCCCTGATAATTCTCTACACCCAGTATCTATGATATTCGGTGCAACGAGAGCATCAGATAAGAAACTTCTGTGTCCTTGAGGGTCGGCATTTACAACTTGCGGTCTGAGTAAAAGGATTGCAAGCAGAAACGCTAACGCAACAAGGATTTTTAGCAGTCTCTCAATATGGTTTATTTAATTGCATTTCTGATTCCAACTGCTCCAAGAGCTGCTAAAATCACATTTGTGGCTGTTACACCATCTATCATTCCTTGTGCAAGTCCGAAGACTGCCCAAGCGATTGATACTACCGCTACGATATATGTTTTGTATCCGTTTAACATTTGTTTTATATTAATTATAAATCTAAAAACCTATCTTTATCTTTTAACTTTAATTTATCTCTGACCTCTTTTAAATCATCTTTCATAGACTTAATCTTGCCGTGTTTTTCTTCTAAATAATAACCCTCATCATCATATCCATCAGCACAGAAAGCTATACCTAAATAATTCTCTAACGCACTTATTCTTTTTTTAAGTTTTTTGTTAAACATAGTTTTAATTATTTATTATACCACCCAACATAGGGATTGGTAACTTAGAGCTGACGCCCTTTCCCACTAAGCTGGGTGGCACAGCACTCCAGATAAGCTGGCACTTTTACCTAGAAGTTAGTGCTGACAGAGCTTCTAGTTTGCAACCTCATTACCATAGTTGCTTTTATACTATTATACCATTTTTAAAGGTAAAATCCAATAAGTTATGCACTATAAATTTACAGCATCATTATAAAGACTTACTATTTCATCAAGTTTATCCCTTATCTCTTTTGAAGTGCCTTCTGACATTGTTTCAAAAACCTTATAGCCATCTAAGTTGTCTAAAACTTCGGGGTCTCCTTCTAAAGCAAGATAATCTAAATCATTCACATTAGCGATAGCATAAGCTACTTTTTGACCTTGTATTTCACCTAGAAGATACTGATTTTGTCCTACGATTACATGTTTCATTTGTTCGTTATTAATTATTAAATAGGGAAGAGGGTCAATATACCCATAGTATCCATTATTATATTGAATTATATCAAAACTCTGTCCTGGAAGTCCAGGATAAGAGTGCGAAAGACCTTTAGTTAATTTTTTGTATCCGAAATGTAAGTGTACACCAAGATTACCTGGTGCGTTGCCCCAAAAAGGCGTACCACCTGATATAACAAATCCTGTGTTACCGCAAAGTCCTAGCTGGTCTCCATTATTTATCTTAGAACCTAATTCAACCTGTATTTCGTTTAAATGACCGTATAGCGTAGCGTGAAATACTCCGTCTATTTCATCAGATATAATCATTACATACTTTCCAAACCCTTGCGGATCATTGTGTGCTATTGCTACTGTACCGCTATGAGATGCGTATACTGGAGTGTTTGCGGGCTGAAATATGTCTATACCGTTATGACCTTGTATGCCGAGTGTCTTAAAATAAAGCTCTTTATTCCAGCCAAAACCCTGAACGATATCTCCGTTCGGGTAGTATTTTAGTATTGCGTTTTTAAAAGGATTAGATAATTTTAGCATATATTATTTTAGTTTTACCTCCATGTCCGTGTACTCTATCTACTTGTTCAATAGAGTTATATACATTAGTAGACTCTCCAAACTTCCAATGCAAGACACAAACACCATCATCAAATATTACACCATCAGCTACATGTCCTGTGCCGCTAATTCCTGATTCGTCTTCAATTCTATCTAAATAAAATATTTGCATTATACTTTTTTAAGTGAATATTCTACTTTACCCTGAGACCATGACCCACAGTCATTACACTGGTATCTTCTGGCTTTATTGGTTTTTCTTATATGATACCCTCGTCTTATTAAATTACGTGAACCGCATGTCGGGCAAGCATCTTCTATCTCTGGGGTTATATTTATATTTGGGTGATTTGTCATGTATGGGCGGAGTTTCAGGTAGACTTCCTCAAGCAGTATAACATCTCTACGATTATATTTTAACATTTTCTTCCAAGATTTCATATCTCCTTTCATACAGCCAGCCCATAAAGCCCATCCTCCTGTGTTAATCTTACGCCCTATATTTAAGTAATGTCCCAAGTCATCAAGTTTATTAGAGTCAAATTTAAAATACTTACGGGCTACTTTTAAAGTATCAATGGTTTTATATGAGGAAGGAGCTTTTAATCCGTGTTTTATAAAGCGAGCATTGGTTTTTCTAATATCAAAAGCATCTCCATTATGGGCTATTACTATATCTGCTTCATCTAGTAATTCCCAGAGCTTCTTAACTACTTCTTTGTCGTTTAATGGGTCTTTTTTATACAACGAAAAGTCTGGAAGGGAAGAAGTAAGAACCTTCTTTTTATCAAGCCATTTAGCTGCAAAACATAACATATACCAATGGTCTTTTACATCTAAAACATCTTGTTCGTATTTCCCCCAAACATAAGAAAGGTTGGGTGCAGTTTCTATGTCAAACAAAAGTATTTTTGTCATTGTGTCGTATTTACGCCATTACGCTACCACTCTCCCGCCCACAAGGGAAGGAGCCTTAATAAAAAACCACTATGGGTTAATTATTCCTTTTGAAAGGAAGAGTGGCGGGGATTTTTGATATTGGAGTGTCCCCGAAAACTCCTTATTTTCTCAGTTCAGGGATCAGCTTGTATGTAAGCCCCACACCGATGGCGAAGCCCACAATACATCCTACTATAAAAATCATCCATGCGGTTTTAGCGACTAATGTAAGGGTAGTCATCATCCACCTCCTCGTCTTTAGGGTAGTCTTGTTGTTCACGAAACTCCCTCCGTTTTTGAGCTTGATAATAGCCCAAGTGTGAATGATTGCAGTAAAACTTATGGTTAAACTTTATACAGCCCTTGTTAAGCGGTATAAAAGCCAAGCAGAAAGCACATCTGCGTTCTTCGGATAGCTCACCAGCCACCCGTTTTACAACATCTACTGGGTTATTCCATTTCATGGCGACCTCCTTAATTTACCGAAGGAGGATGAGCTACTTCGTCAATAGCTCCCTGAACGACAGCCTTTATCCTTCGGCTCTCGGAGTTGTCCTTGATTGCCTCAAGGATTTCAATGTAGAGAATTACCTCGTCAGTCTTTTTGAGGTCAAACTCTAATGTCCCAATGTTGTTGTGTGGGTCGTTTCTAATGAACATGGCATCCTCCTTTTAGGATAGACCACTTGACGCACATAGTTCTGTACGAAAAGAGGTATTTCATCCTCGCTTGCTATCACATGGATAGCGTTTGAAATGGAGTAAGCATCACTCCGTTTGTACTTCCACATAAAAGCCCTTGAGACCAGTATGTGAAGGTTAATGTGAAGCCATTTGCAAAGTGTATTGATATTGGATGAAGTCATTTGCGAACTCCTTTTGAATAGCGTACAAGCGACTCATCTCCTCAAGATAAGACTTGTCAGTGTATTGCTCAAAGCAATCCTGATGAAAGTAATATACTTTAGAGTTGCATTGTACTTCTTTCTCCTTGCCTTCAGGAATGGGTAAGTGGCAGATATGACAGTCCATGATTATTCCCCTTTTAAAGAACAGTTACTCCTATTATACCATATTTTGAGGTTTTTTTGTAGTTAAAAGTGGATAACTATTTATGGAAAAAATAAGCTAGAAGAGCTACAAACCAGCCTTTAATGATTCCTAATATAATTACTATTGCTGTTAATAATGTAGCAAGACCTCTTACACCCATGAACATTTCTCTAATAGCTCCTTTTTTGTTTACATTCTTCATTACTATTGCATGAATTTCATCTACTTTCTCAACCATTCCTTTAGCTTTTTCTTCTTCACTACCAAACAAGACTCTTTCAACTTTACCTTGAAATGATTTATCATCGTTTAAATGCTCTATCCAAGCTTTTTGTCCTATGTGATATTCTTTGTCTTTTGGTTCTTCTGGCATATTATTTATTAGTTTGTCTTAATGCTTCAAATAAACCTACTTTTGTAGCTATCCCAACACCTTGTTTTATCTCTTGTCCTGGGACTGTTCCTATTTGTTGAGCTATTCTACCAGCCCCTCTTGCAGTCGCATTTACTAATATTTGTGCAAGTCTCACTGCTTCCCTCACAACCCCAGCTCTTAAACCTCCTTTAGGAGCTATATCTATTGCTATTCCCAAATCTGTTATAGGTTTAAGAAAATCTACCCCTGTACGTTTTTGGAGTTCTTTTATAAGAGCTTCTGTTGCTTCTTTTTTAGTTGGGTCATTTAAGTCTACCGCTAACTGTCTTATCTTACTTGCTGCTGTTTCAACATTAAGACTCCCTGGTTTACCAAGAATATTTGCATCTATTTTATCTAAGAATTGTATATCACTTGAATATTTAGCGGATGCTTTTCTAAATTTAGGGTCATTTTCTTTTAGAATTTTATTGAATAGTCCGTCTTTCCCACTTAGTCTAGTTACGATTGCATCTGATTGTTTCGTATTTTTAGTTCCTCTATAAAGCTTTGCTACTTTTCTTTTTAATTGGACTACATCTTTAGTTGTAAAACTTTTTTGTTTATTAACTAATTTAAGAATATTTTTAACTGTATTCTTCTCGGTAGTTCCTAAGGCTGCATTATTAACATCTCTTACAGTTGCTTTTTGAATATCAAGAAAATCTGCGATTATCTTTTTAGGTTCTTGTTTGATTAAATCTTTAGCTACTGGTTTTATTATTATATTCTCCTCTGCTTTTTTGAAGGTTGATTTAATTTTGCCTTCAAGTCCTTTAGTTGGAGTTCCTCTTACCATCCTTAGATTTTTTTCAATAGGAGCTATAACATCTCCTGTGCCTCTGGACACAGCCTTGATAGCAGCCCCGACTTCTTGAGGGCGTTTGAATCCTTCGGTTACTCCTAATACTCCTGTTCTTGTTGTTGCAAAATTACCTATCTTAGTTCCTGCTTTTGAGATACCACCTCCTAAGAATTTAGCTAAAGGACTTATCAACTTACCAGCTCCTCCTGCAATACCTCCAAATGCACCCTCAGCTAAAATTTTTCCTGGTTCAAATTGTTTCTGAGTTCCTACTGCTTCTCCTATTCCTTGTCTTACTGCCTCACCTAAAGCAGACCCTGCAGCAGCTCCAGGGACACCCCCTAAAGCCCCACCAGCAATAAATCCTACTGTTGAGGGTATTGAACCTGCTATATCTGCTATATCTCCTATATCAAATTTACCAGATAATCCAGCTTGTTGTTCTAGTTGTTTTGCTTTGGCTTGTGCTTCTGCTCCACCAAATGAAGCTTTTAATCTTTCAAGGAAATTAACTTGTCCTTTACCTGCTATTTTTTGTTCTGGTTGACTTGGGTCAATTCCTTTTGATTGTAAGAAACCAGCTATTTTATCTTGTGATACACCTTTATTTAACTGGTCTTGTATAAATTTTTGCGTTTGAAATGTAGGCATATTATTTAAGATACTTATTAAAGTCATTCTCTAAACTTGTATTGAATGGGTCAGGTATTTCGTTAGGGAATTTGTCAAACTTAACTCCTAATTGAAGCTCATATTTATTTCGTAAGAAATTAAGAAGCTCTTTGATTCCAGCTCTATTCACGCTTTCTTGTTTTGTTTCTGAAGGTAAAGCATTCATTAAGAACTCTCTTTCTTTGTCAGTTACCTGTACACCAGATAATGCTTTAATATAGTTAGCTGTAAACGCTGTTGTAGCAGCCGAAAACTGGTCTGCTAATTGACTTGTTGCTCCAAACGTTCTTAACCCTGGTGCTAATGGAATTCCAAATACTGAAAGTCCCTCTTTTGCTCTTCCGACTAATGGACCTGTTTGGACTCCTTGGTCAAGTAAACCAATTATATTTTGAGCATTCTTGAATGACGCTATAGCACCAAATGAACTTTCTCTTGCTGTTGCATCTTTTTGTCCTGATATTATTCCTGATAGTATTGGAGCTTCTGCTTCTGGCGTTATCACATCTGGGAGAATAGTTCCTATTGAACCTTTATTTCTTTCATTTATCTGTGAGATTATATTTGCTAACTGAGCTTGCTGAATTTGTTTGTTTATAGGGTCTTGTGCATCTTTTACCTGCTGTTGTAATAATTCTAAGTTTAATTTACCAGTCTGTATTTCCTCTGGTGTTCTGAAAGCTTGTTTAGTTAAAGCTCCCAATATTCCTGACTGTACTGATTCTGGTAGTCCTTGTTGTGGCTGAAGTGATTGTAAAGCCTGTTGGAGTCCTGCGATATTCTGAATGCCTGAGAATTGATTTTGTAATGCTTGCTGTTGTTGCTGTTGCTGTTCTCCTAAGATTGAACGTGATGTAAGTAAGTCTGACAAAGCTTGTGCAATAGGTGCTCGTCTTGCTCCAGCTTCTCTTTGGAGTTGTCCTTGAGTTATACCTGCTTGCTGAAATTGTGGGGTAGTAGCAAATAGATTTTCTGGAGAAGTTTGTCTCAATGCCTGTGTTTGCTCTTGGATTACTTTATCTAAGTTTGTGATTGTATCAGAAGGAGCTTGAGCTTTTATAAGATTTTCTTGTAATGCTATAAGTCTATTGAGTGTTCCTTCTTGTTGTTGTCTAAAAGCTTTTTGCTCTGGTGTTTCTACTCCTATACCTAAAGCTTGCTGTATCTGGGGTAGGTTTTGCAAGAAAGCGTCAAGTTGTGGATTGCCCGTGTTTAATCCAGCCTGGTCTGGTGTTTGAGTTGTTTGTGGCTGCTGTGGTGGTTGCGGAGTTGGTTGTTGCGGTTGTGCTACTGGCACTGCTGGTGCTGTCCCCTGCCCTACTGGTTGTGGTGCAGGAGCTTGTGTTTGTGGGGTATTTTGGGGTGCTTGAGAGGGTAGGGGAGTGGGGGACTGTTGTATTGGTCCTTGAATTGGTTGTTGGTCTTGTTGCTGGATTGGACCGTATTGAGATGTCTGGGGTGTTTGTGTGGGAGTGTAACCAGGAACATTAAAATTACCAATTAAATTTGGCTGATTGAATAAAGTACCCCCTGTATTTTGATTCTGTGGGGGTTGTGTTGGTTGATATGGTTGAGCATTACTAAAAGCACTCCCTATTTTACTTCCTATGTTTTTAATACCACCCAATAAAGAACTAAATATTGGTGATGGAGTAAAATTAAGAGGTTTTTGAGGTTGTTTGACATTCTGGTCATTTAAAAGATTTTTATTGCCAAGTAATGTATTGTTAAAATTGAATAGTGCCATATGTTTAAAGTTTAATGTTTCCTACCGCTAAATATGAACCTGTATCAGTTCCTGTGCCATTTGCTGTGAACCCTGTTGTTGATGAACCTGACGGGTACTGGATATTAGCTGTATTTGTCTGACAAATAATTATTAAGTTTGTTGTGTCTGAAAATTCCTCATCAAATGTTACAGACGCTGAACCTGCCGCTAAGGTATAAGTCCCTCTTTGTATCATGGTATCTCCTTTGCCAGTGGTTATCACTACTCCGTTTTTTAATTGTCTTGTAAGTGTTTTAAACATTTGTATTTGAATATTGCAATTTAATTGAATGTAATCTAGCTGAATTAGCACTAGAAGATGTTAATGTAACTCTTATTTCTATAACCTTACCTTTACGTCTTATTGGTATCCATTTTTTAGCATTACTTTGAAGTGAACCTTGTGTGCCTGTTGTTGAAAATGTATGCAAATCTGTAAAACTTGTTGCATAATCCAGGCGATAACTAACGGTAACATTTGAGAATATAGTTTCATCTTGTTCTAATTCAACCATAACACCTTTCCATATTTTATTTTCAGAAGTTCCAGCATCTATTGGGAGTGATGACCACACTCCTGATATATTTGTTGTTGTAGAATCAAGTGTATCTATACGATAAGTTGAACCGCTTGTTGTATCCACAAAACCTACTTCCACTTGATTACCTGATGAAAAAATTGCTCCTACTGTTTTACTTGTTGTGCTTTGTGCTAAATCCCATAATAGAACAGGCGAGTAAGTATCCCCGTCTTTCCTTATCATCCATATACCAGCAATTCCGTCTTCATAAGTTGCGGTTGCTCCCGTTTCCTCGCTTCCTATTAAAACCCCACCCTTGTAAAGACTCACTCCTGTTTGAGGGTCTCTTTTTATAGGTAGTACAAAAGGAGAATCTAAACTTCCTCCATTCCATACATAAATAGGAACTCCAGCACTCGCTGTTCCTCTGTTTGGGATTATCCATAAAAATGAACCGTCTGTTATTAATGATGGTGCTACATTCTCATCTACAAGTTTAATAGCATCTTCATAAGTTGTAGAGACACCATCCCATATAAAAATTCTTGCACTTTGTCCGTCATCAGCTGATACATAAAGCCTGTCTGAATAAACTTCTAAACTCTTAACTACAAATCCACTTGGCAAAGTAAGCTTGGTAGGAGACCATGTCGTGCCATCCCATTTTGTTACATACTGGTCATTCCCTGTAAACAAACTTCCTGAATAAACTTTTTGTGGTCTTGGTGTATCAGTTGTTGCTGTGAATGTTTTAAATTGGCTTGAAGATGCTCCTGTACCATTATTGTATTGCCCTAAATATGTTCGTTGAGCATAATACATATCTCCTGCATAATCCTCTACGCTTGCTGCAACTGTTCCAGCGTTTTCTGCACTAACACCAGAAAGCCAAGTCCACGGTGAATCGTCTCTGTAAATTCTTATAGGATTTCCAGCACCACAAGCATATCTTCCTCCACCATGATATGCAAAATCTATTATTTGTTCTGTAATAGCAGAAGTCCCTGATAAAGCTCCTGTTTCTGCTGAAAGTGTTTTAGCACATTGAACTACACCAGGATATGAAATCTTGCTTGCATTGTCCCCCATACCATAAACATCAACACCTTTAGCATAACGAGCAAAACCTCCAGACCATTTAGTCTCATCAAAACTAATTCCTTTTAAGTTTTTTAATGTTAATGTTGGCATATTATCTTCCGACTCCAAGAGTCATTAAATTTCTTACTACTGACGTTACTGCTGAATGAACCACTACAAGTTTAGGGTCTTGTGTTGTTCCTGTGTGTTCTGCTGCATTTGAGTTTACTGATGTTGCTTGGTTTGATATATTTGTTCTCCAAGTTCCTCCAAAGGAGTTATCAAACAACCAACCTAAGTGAAATGAGAATTTTGATACTCCTGTCAGAGAGATTGCTGATATCCCTGATGCGTTTAAAGAAAAATCATTATATCCTGCAGTATCCCAAGACGCATACGCTATCCTCGCAGAAGCATATTCAGTACCCCCCATTGAGTTTGCATAATCCGATGTACTTGCACCTGTGTTTGAAGCTGTTGTTGCGGATGCTATCGTAACCTCATCTGCATCTAAATAAGAAGCTTTGCTAAGTCCATACATACTTAGTGTTGCGGCTGATACTGTGTCCGTGTCTGGTATTGACGCTGTATTAAACACCATCAATCCTATTATACAGTTATCATATTGGTCTGTTGTTGAGGATGGTCTAAGCTGGGTCGTTATCAAGTCTGTTGAATCATTTGTGCCTGTCCCTGCTCCATTTCTAATAGTTGCAAACGTTTCATCTATACCACCTCTTAGTACATACCCATCAAATGAAGAAGTTTCTGTATCTGCATCTGGGTAGAATGTTGATGTTGTGTTACCCACTTTACCTGAAACTATCTTACCTCTTGGATTTGAAAGAGCTGAAACTTTTATAGTGTGTTCTAAACTTTGTAAAAGTGCTTCCTTAATATCCTCTTTGAGTTTTCTTTGTCCTATAATTATCCCATCTTGATTTTTTATATCTTTTATAATCGTTCCTGCTGGGTCGTCTACTAGGATTGGTGGGTTAATAAATACAAATCTTTCAATATCAACTGTTCCGTCTTTTGAAAAACCTATTTGTCCGTTTGAATCCCATGCTTTAGCAAACACTTCTACTCCATTTGGTATTGCGTTTATACCTATTATTTCAATATCAAAGTCCTTTCTTTTCGTTCTTGGTAAAGCATTAATTTGAGCAATCGCTTGCCCTTTTATCGTTGCTCTTTCTTTTGCTGTTTTACCTGTTAAGTTAAGCACTATTTATAATCTAATGATACTGTAACTGCCGAAGCTCCTGCTGTTGTTCCTCCTGTTGCTGATACTACTGCTATCGTTATTCCGTTTGAAAAGTAAGGCGGTTCTATTCCGTAAGACATGTTTGCTCCACCTGTTGCTGGGACATATATCTCTTTTACTGGTACTGTTGTCCCTAATGTAACCGCAGAAGTTGCAGAAGCGTTGAATACCTCTATCCATTGGTCTGAACCTGCTTTATTTCCTAATTGATATGCTAATAGAACTCCTCCTGAAGCCTTAACTACTGAAAGCTGTGCTATACCCGCTGAGGTTGAGAACATTGAAGCTCCTGCTCCTGTTTCTGCTCTTCCTAGAGCTGACACTCTAAATGTTCCTCCGTCTCCTGATTTAGCACTTACATTCTGGTTTGTTGCATCTCCTTGAATAGACGATACTCTGAACAAAGCCCCATCATTTGATTTTGCTGATATATTTAGATTTACTCCGTCATCTTGAACACTTGATACTCTGAATAATGCTCCATCATTAGACTTAGCTGAAATATTTTGATTAGTAGCATCTGATTGTACGGCAGATATTCTGAATTGAGAACCATCACCTGATTTTGCAGATATGAGTAATTGCCCTGCATCTGCCTGTATAGCACTAACAGAGCTTGAGTCTGCTGATAATGGGGAAGATGTGCCACCTATTGCAGATACACGCATAGTTCCTGCATCTCCTGATTTAGTTGAGACCATTAAATTATTAGCATCATCTTGAATCCCAGAAACACGATTATTAGAAGCATCTCCATCAAATGATAATGAAGCTCCTGCTGTAATAGCAGAAACTCTTAATGCTCCTGAACCAGCAGAGACACCTGCTACACCTGTTAGTATAGCCTGTTCTGAAAGCGGTCTTTCTTGATTGTCATATGGAAAAGCCATAATTATCTAAAACTAATTGTTACATCTGTATCAGCTGAGCCAGATGAAACTGTGAGACCAGTTCCAAATCTTACATCAAACTGATACCAGCTTCCTGCTGCTTGTGAACCAGGGATTGTCGCTATAGTGTCTCCTCCTGAAACTGTGTTGTCATAAAATCTGACCGCACTTGTAGGTGAGGCATTGACCATTACCCCATGAAGAAAACCTGCTGCACTTTTTACTGTTGTTTGAGCTGAGGTTGTAATGTTTGAATATGATGTATTCTCCCTTGCATTCTCCAGCTCTTGAATTGATTTTAATATCGGCATGTTATTTTAATAAATTCTTAATTTGCTTTTTATAATAATCTATTTTAGCTTTCTTTAATTCTTTCTTCACATTCTTTAAGTTTGTCTGTCCTGATAATTTACTCTGTAATGATACTTCGTTGAATAATCTTTCTAAAAGTTTAAGTCCTTGTCCTCTTTCAATCTCATCAATCATATTTACTCCTACTCTATCTATAAGTTTTTGTAAGCCTCTTTCAAATGCTATTTGGCTTCCTTTCATTGAGTCCTCTTGAATACCGTCTCTTACAAATCTATCAACTGACCTTGCCATAACCTCTATATCTACGTTTCCTGCAATTAAAGTATCTAACCCTAATTTACTTCCTATCTGGCTTGGTGCGTCTAATCCTAAATTTGAATCTGCTGGTTCGTATCCTAAAAATACATCCTCTCCTGGTATAAACTCATAAACTGTGTCGTCTCTTTTAATTATTTCCATATATGTTCTTTACGGGGTCTCCGTAATCATTAATTGAACTTTTAAACTCTCTGACTGACCTTATTGGAATGTTCTCAGAAGTCATATCTGATAGATCTTTAATCATTATCGCTTTTAATTCATCATAGTCATTTTTAACTTCTCTAGCTTCTTGATATCTTTGCTGTCTTCTTAATCCTTTCATTTCTCCGTATAGGCAATATAATTCATTATACTTAGTTGGGAGTGGTGGAGTCGCTGACTGTGCTGATACTGTACCTAAAAGTTTTTGATATCTTTTAACTATGTCTGTGGCTTGCCCTGGAATTGGAGCATATTTAATTGAAGTGCCTCCGTTTATGATTGTATAAATTGCGGGACTTCCTGATGTTGTTGCATCTACCACCAAAGAGTCAAACTGCTCTGGTGGCAAATAAGTCATTTTAATGTCGTCTGTGATATTTAAAATTGAGTACATCTTCTCAAAATCTGAATCTCCTGCATATTCTGAATACCCCGCTGAAAGTGTCTGTGCTGTTGATGTCTGTAAGAATGGTGCCTGTGGGAATGTCCTTTGAACATCAAAAGTACAACCGTTTATATCGGTTATAATATTGTCCTCTTCACTCGCTGAAAGAACATTAAGTCTTGATGCTACTTCTGCTACTATTGTGTCTACTGATGATATTTCTCTACTCATGGTAAAATAAAAAAAGGCTTGTTACAGCCTTTCTTTTTTAGGTCTTGATTTTAATTATAATTTAATCTCTTTCCATTTTCCTTTTCCTGCTGGAATAAACTTCTTTTTCTTGCCAAAAAAATTGTGATATTTCTTTACTGTTTCCTCGTATATTTTTAAAGCATTCTTTACATTAACGGAAATGTTAAAATCTTTATATATCTTCTTATAAGCGTTTTCTGCTAATTTTTTCCTTAAACTTTCATTTAATATAAGTTTCTCAATACTATTATACCATTGTTCACGTTCTTTTGCAACTAATCCAGTCTTTCCATCTTCCACACATTTATAAGCCTCTACTGGCGAGCATATAACAGGTATTTTAAGAGCCGAATACTCCATCCATCTTAGATTTGATTTAGCCCTATTAAAGTTATTATCTGCCAAAGGGGCAAGCCCTATATCAACGCTTCTTTCTGCCATGTCTTTTGGAAAGTCTTTTAATTTCATCCAAGGATAAAATGTCATTCTGTCAAGTATTTCTTTCGGCACATCTTCAAAATGAGACTTAAAAATTTTAGGGATTGAGAATAATACATTATCGTATTTCTTCATTATCTCAATAATAGGCTTTTTAATAATCATCATGCTTTCATAATGAGAACCTGAACCATTGAAGTCTATTCTTATTTTTCCGTCTGTGCTTTTTTTGCCTTCTAAGTTAAAGTGCGTGAAATCTATTGAATTTGGAAGCACATAAATCTTAGGATGTTCTTTTTTGTGAAATTCTTTAAGATTGTCAGTTGATACTGTAATAGCATCAAATACTTTAGCAAAAGCTACTTTATTCCAGTGTAGAGCTTCTGCTCCTGGTTGATAACCTTGATAACCTGGGTTTGAAGGTCTGACATGCCTTACATTATCGTCTGTATCCATAATCATAGGCATATTAAAGAACTCCCTTGTTCCTCCCCATTTAGCAAGCCAATCTGCTCTATCAAGTCTTCCTACTACAAATAAATCAGCCCAGTTAGCTATTGCAAATAAGTCTTCATCACTCATTAATACATGCTCACCTTCTCCCCATCTAAAATCATTTATCATTGTTTGAGCTAAACCTTGTTTGTTAAGTTCTTCAGCCCAAAGATACTGTCTGTAATAACCAACACCAGAGTTCTCTGATACATTGAAAAATATATTTAATTTTCCTGGTTGTCTTTTTGGTAAAAGCTCACTTAAATTTTTCTTAGACATGTTTGTATATTATTTCTCTAATTTTCTTATTCACTGCCCCTGTTGGAGCAGATATTATCGCACCTTTAAAGTTTTCTATATCGTTTTTTAATTCTTCTAATTTTGAAAGTTTTATACTCCCCTTATTGACAAGCTCTACCCATTCTGTTTCTTCTCTCATAACTATCACTGGGACATTCATCCATGCTCCCTCTTTCTGAACTCCGCCTGAATCTGTAATTATCTTCTTAGCGTTACTCTCAAGTTCAAGCATTTTCTCATACTTCTGAGGCTCTATTATTTTAACATTTTTAGGAACATTTTTCACAAATTTCTTAATTCTCGGATGTGCTGGGAATATGTATTGTTCATCTGTACTTTCTAAAACTCTAAATAGCTTCTTAATATAATCATTTGTTGCATTTGCTTCTCTGTGTAATGTTATTAAGATATATTTTCTGTAATTATTTGTCTTTTTAATTGGAAGTCTTTTCGTTAAAGCATCAAACATAGGGTCGCCTACTAAATGAGCGTTATCCTCAAGATGTTCATCTACTAAATTAAGCAAGGCTCTTTCTGTGGGACATAGTTTAATGTCTGCTATTTTATCAATTAGCTTGCGATTAATCTCCTCTGGCATATTAGTGTAACTTCTTAAACCTGCTTCTACATGAACTACTTTAATCTTCTCATAACAAGCTGCCAAAGCTCCTGCTAAAGATGAGTGCGTATCACCAAAAACTAAAACTAAATCAGGCTGTTCTCTTTTTAAAATAGGTCTCAATTTATCTATCATTCTTCCCACCTGGTTGCCTTTACAATTTAAGTTATATTTAGGCTTGAAACCTTTAAGGAAAACATCAGACATATTCTTGTCATAGTGCTGTCCAGTGTGAACTATGGTTTGTTTTAATTCTGGGTCTAACTTTATAAAGTTTGGTCTTGCACCTACGATTGTAAATATTTTACTCATTTATTTTAGATGGTTTTAATACTTTTACACATAGTACATTATCAGGATTTACAATCCATTCTGTGCCGTTTTCTTCGTATAAATGAAACCATTGACCTCTTTCTACCATGATTATGTTATTTATAGGTCTTCTTGCTCCATTTGAAAAGAATAATATTTGTGTGTGTGGTTTGTATCTAATCATTTTTGTCTAAAGCTTTCTGCTATGCCTTGATTTTCTCCTGGCAATAGTTTATGAGATTCCATCCTGGCGGTAGCATTTATTTTATACTTATCTTTTAGAATATTAATTATTATTTCAGTATCAGATTTACGCTTTCCACTAATTTCACCACTTACATTTGCACTATCCTCAAGATAGACATATTCGTATAAGTCTTTATCTATTGGGTAAAATTTATAATTATTTAAGGCTAATTCTAAAAGCATTTGCCAATCATCGCATACTTGTATTCTTTCGTCATAGGGATGTTTTAATATAGCCTCTTTTTTGTAAGCTACTTGTCCTGGTATATATTGTTCGTTTAAAAGTCTGTCTTTATCAAACTTCTCTGCAGGTTTCCATCCTCTTGCTACTGCATTGTGTTCTTGGTCATGCATTCTTGTGTACATTCCATGATAAACAACATCTGCATTTGTTTCTTTGAATGTTTTATATATCTCATGAAGTCTATTAGGGAAAGCCATGTCATCTGAATCATGAACCACTATATAATCTGCTTTGGCTTCCTTATTACCTGCATTTCTTACAGTTGAGATATGCCCTGTATGTTCTAGTGGAACGAATCTTATCCTATCATCATTAAAGCTTTGAATAACTCTTATCAGTTTGTCTTTATCGTCTGAACCATCATCTACAATAATAAGCTCCCATTCTTTAAAGTGCTGGTCTATCATTGAACGTATAGCGTCTTGTATGCAGTAAGCCCTGTTATAAACAGGCATTACTACGCTTATCTTAGGTCGCATAATTTTATAACTTTATCTTGTAATTTAACTTCTCCAATGACCTTAAAGTGTTTTGAATAATCGTGATTATGGCAGTAATATCTTGAAGTGAACCCTTCTGGTTCTATGAGTAGTAAATAGTTTGCTAACTTCTTAATATTCTTTACTGCTTTTGGAAAGTCTGCATCAACTATGTGTTCTAAGGTTGTATATGAGAATGCTAAATCAAACTTTTTATCTGCTTTGTATGTTTCAACCTTACCAACTTTGAACTTTCCTTTGGGGTATTTTTTCTTTGCTATGTCTACAAGTTTCTTTGCTATATCAAAGCCTTCGTATTCTCCAAATTGTGAGAGTAATGGAAACCATTTACCATTACCACACCCCATATCTAATACTGATTGAGGCTTCTCTGGGAGTTTATCTATCATTTTTTTTACTTCCTCTGAATCCCACGGCTCATCTGTTGCCTGAACATCCCAAGATAAAGCTCTTTTATCCCAGTATTTCTTAGGGTCATAACCGCAAATATTTTTCATTGTTTTTACATATTTATCGTGGTCAAGTTCTTTTCTCCAATATTTAGAAGCCTCTTTATTTGGCTCTGTAATGGTTTTTAACTCGTTTAGGCTATCTACTACCGACTTTATGTTAAACTTGCTTATAGGAAGGCATTTTGCGTGTTTAATAGGCACTGAGGTTACTGCATACCGACCAGCTGTAAGGAATTCAAGCACTCCCAATGGAAGTCCATCATGTTGAGGAAATCTTATGATTGCTGAACAATTTTTAATAAAGCTTTCCATGTCATCGATGTAGCCCATATCCTCAATATTTGTGTCATCTCCTTCTTCATAATCCCACACCACTCCGTCTTGTCCTTTTTCGTCTTTAATTTTTTTTAATTTCCTTTTACCTACTCTCGTTGGATTGCCAAAGAATTTAAAGTCTATATCAGGGCAAGCTTTTGCTATTTCTTCCATAGCTCCTGGATTATAGAATTCTGCATTAACATAGGGTTGATAAACTGCTACTGTGAATTTCTTAGGTAGAGGCATTACATTGTAAAGTGTCTTTGGTGGTATAGGGACTATCTGTGCGTTCTTAATTCCTAACTCCTCAAGTTCATTCTTAATAAAATCACTCTCACACAATAAAGTATCTATTGAATTTTTAAAATATTCTCTCCACACCTTAAGACTCATTGTTGAGACATGATATAACTGCCATACATCTGAACCTACCAAATGAACTACTTTCTTAGCAGGAGTCTTACCAAGTTCAGGCTTGTCTATGTTATTTAAGAACATTTTATCTTGATGAGATGCAAACTCTGGATAAAAACCTATAACATAAATTGACTGGTATTCATGAGGCTTAAATGAAGGCATCTGTTTATAATCAGCTCCTAGCATTTTGGCAATATTGATTGCATGCCAGTTAGCTCCCACTGAAGCAACACAAATATCTCTTTTTGATATCTTGTGCTTTTCTTTAATCTGATTTGTTCTTTCAACCCAATTTTGAGCTGAGTCAAAACTTAATCCTCCTTTATGCGGGATAACTGTTTCAAAAAATATATCTCTTATGTAAAATCCTTTTCCTCCATTTTTGACTACTGATAACCAAAAATCCCAGTCTTGCAAACTCTTAATATTCTTATCCCATAATCCGTCTTTCATTCCCATCTTTTTAGCTGTTTCCCAGTAAGTAGTAGCTTTTATAGGAAATGAGCCGTCTATGTAGTTTGTAACTTCAAGTAAATAAGGGTCAAAAGGTTCAAAGAAATAATCCATTCCTGCAAGTTCATTAAAATCATCATCAGTGAACCTATACCCCCCATAGACAAAATCATAATCAGGATTATCCTCAAAAGCATTTAACCATATCCTAGCCATTCCAGGATACAGTCTTGAGTCTGCTGGCAAGTGAACATAATATTCCCCTTTTGCTATTTTAGCTCCAGCGTTTCTTGCTACACAAGCTCCTTGGTTTTTATCAAAGTAAATAGCTTTTACTTTGTCGTATTGTTCCTCTAATTGTTTTATAACAAGCTTTGAATTATCTGTTGAGCCGTCATCTATTAAGATAACTTCAATATTCTCAACATCTTGGTCTAAAATAGACTCTACCGCTTGTTTTATGTACTTGCCATCATTATAGCAAGGCATTATAAAGCTAAACTTCATTTTTAATCTCTTTTAATTTTTATTTGACCAGGGTTACCATTTACCCAAGCTCCTGCTGGGATATTCCTTACAACAACAGAGCCATCTGCTATAACAGAGTTAGCTCCTATTGTAATCCCTCCGACTATTGTGCAATTTGCACCTATTGATACTCCGTTATCTATAATTGTGTTAAGCTTCTTGCCTTTTTGTTCTGCAAGAGGTTTTCTGACATTTGTGAAGCAAGTTCCATTCCCTATAAATACATTATTCTTGATTATTGCTCCGTCATAGATATTGACATTATTTGCAATCTTGACGTTATCCCCTATCATCACATTCTCTCCAATGTAAGAGTTTTTTCCAACACTACAATCAACTCCTATCCTTGCATTCTTACAAACTTGAGTGAAATGCCATATACGAGTTCCGTCTCCTATGGTTGCATTTTTTTCTATTATGCTTGATACACTATACATTTTTTAAATCTTCTATTAGTTTAATTAAAGTGAATGTTTGGCTAAACTGGTTGCAATTCCCTTCTAGCATAGCCTTATAAACATCCAAGTGTAAATCCTCGTAAGATAAATTGTCTTTATTTGAAAGTTCTATCTCATCTCCATTTATCTTTAAAGACCTAGTTTGACCTTTATTTGTATCCATTATTTCAAAATGATACTTTGCTATTGAATTGCCAAATTCTATTATTCCACTTGCCTCGTTCTTTGAGTATGATTTCTTTAATACTTTAAAATTCTTACCAAATAAGTAAATTAATAAATCTATGTAATGAACTCCTATATTAAACAATATTCCACCTGATTTATTCTCTTTGCCTTTCCATCCTTCCCAATAGCTTTTATCTCTATAAACTCTTACGTCCATTTCAATCAACTTAGGCTTATCATTCATAGTTTTTTTAAGTTCCATAACTTTTTTAGCGTAATGCAGTTGCAATACAACATTAAAATCATAGAAACTACCATTAAAATCTTCCGAGTCTATTATTGGAGGCTTCTCACATAACACTTCAACTTCATCTCCTCTAAAATATTGTGCCATTTCAAAATGTAAATGATTTGGTGTGCATATTATCGCATAATCTATATCCTTGATTGGAATTTCACGATAATCTTTTGTAAAGTTCAACCCTTCTACTTTCTTTGACTCGTCTATATCACAGACCCATACTAATTTACCTCCTATCCTTTCAATAGCTTGTATGTGGCGTGAGCCTATAAATCCATTACCTATTAATGCAAATCTCATATTAACATTCCTGATGCTTTCGCTGTTTTAATAATAAATTCTACCTCTTTATTTGTAAGTCCTGGATATAAAGGCAATGATACACAGTGTGAGCCTACAAACTCTGTATTTGGAAGATGTTTTGTGTATTTTTCGTAGCCTGTCATGGTGTGAAGCGGTCTGTAGTTTATTGCTGTTTGAATTTCGTTGTCCATCATGTATTCCATGAATGCTTTTTGGTCTGATACTAAGACTATATAAAGATGATTCCCTTTTCTATCTAATCCGAATCCTTTATTGTACATTTCTACTATCTCATCTCTCCTTCTCGTGTTCTTTGGGAGTTTTTTGAGCTGTTCTATCCCTACTCCAGCTCTTAAATCATCTGACTTAAACCTCCATCCTACAAAGTCTATATCATATTGTGCATATTTACCTTTATATCTCTGTTCTGTTGTCATATCTAGTCCGTGGTCTCTTGCTTTTTTTAACCATTCATAAGCTTTTTTATCGTTAGTAACTATCATTCCCCCTTGAATAGTAGACATATTCTTTGTTGCATAAAATGAGTGGCATTCTAGTGTTAAATGAGATGATTTTCTGCCTGAGAAACCGTTTTTTTCTATTCTGTGTGCTGAATCATAAATAAATGCGTTGTTTTTATATTGTCTTCCTCCTAAATGAACTGGAACAGACAATAGACTATCGTTATCTAATAAAAAAGTCTTCAAATCTATATCTCCAAACTCTAATTCGTTACCAGAGTTTAAAACTGCCTCTGCTGTTGCTGTGAACGTGAATGAAGGTACTATATATTTCTGAATTCCTATTTGATTCTTGAGATATTGTAAAGATAATGTTAAAGCTGCCGTTCCTGAGTCTACAAATACCGCATATTTAGAACCTACATACTTAGCAAATTCTTTCTCAAATTGGTCTGTTAATCTTCCCTGAACAACCCAACCAGATTCTATAACTCTTTTGGTTGCTTCTATTTCTTCTTTTCCTAATGTTGTTTTACAAAATGGTATCATTTATATAGTCTTCTAATGATTTTAATGGCTTCCAGCCTAATTGTTTTGTTTTGTTTGTATTGATTTTTGAATTTCGCCTATCTCCTCTCTTTTTATTTATGAACTCTATTCTACTTTTAAACATCTTTGCTACCTCTAAGATAGAGTATTCTTTATCAGCTCCTATACAGTAACCATCCCCATTGCCTTTTTCTCCTACTAAAATTAATCCTGATACTATATCATCTACATGGGTAAATATTCTTTTCTGAGTACCTGGTAATACTACTGTTAAATTTTTTCCTTGTTTATATTGTTCTTTGAATATCCCTATAAGTGTTGAGTATTTACCTGTACTTATCTCTCTATCTCCATATACGTTATAAAAGTAAGTAATTGCATAATCTAATCCAAACCATTCTCCGTATTTATTAACTAATTCTGTATTAGATTTCTTAAAATGTACATAAGGAGTATCTATATTTTCAAATTCTCCGAATTTTGTACTTGAACCTGCATATATCAACCTTACTTTATTCTTTCTGCAATATTCTAATACTTCAAATGTTCCTGCTATATTGAACTGGTGAACTAAATTTATATCCTCAAAACTTGTTGTTACTCTTGAATATTCTCCTAAATGGTAAATTATATCTGGGACTTCCTTTATATCGCTTATGTTCCTCGTATCTCCTTTGATATACCTTACTCCGTCTATATGGTTCTTTTCCGAGCCTGTGAAATAATTATCAAGTGAAGTTACATTATTTTCTTTTACCAGCCTTTCACATAAATGTGAACCGATAAATCCAGCTCCTCCTGTTACTAATATATTCATAAAATTAAAGCGGGTTTAACCCCCCGCTAAGGGCTTGGCAGGATTGCCTATTACTGTGATACCTTCAGGCACGTCTTTGGTTACTACTGAACCAGCACCGACTACGGCATTTTTACCTATCCTTACACCGCATATGATTGTAGCGTTAGCACCGATTACAGCACCATCCTCTACTACGGTAAAAGCCCAGTGCTTACCCCCAGACGGTGGGTGTTTGTCGTTTGTAAAACAAACGTGTGGACCGATGAATACATCGTTGTGTATCATTACTCCGTTTGGAATGAAAGCAAATGCTTGGATTTTGACATTATCACCGATTGTAACTTTGTCGCCAATCCAAGTGTACTCGTGAATAATAGGATTACTACCTATTAGATGTCTTTGAATTTCTGGTATTTTTCTCTTCATCTTGTGCCTCCTTCTCATATTCAAGATTCTTTGCCCTTAAGGTATCTGTTAAAAATGAACTATATAAATAACTATTTTCTACTACACAATGTCCGCCTGTTCGCCCCTTATTCATAGGTTCTAATACTGGTCTTCTGAATTGTTCCATGCCTAATTTAGCATATCCTTCGTTATAAAATACATTCCAGTCATAATATACCTCTTTAAATGAGACTCCTTCTTTCTTGCATATTTTTGCCATTTCTTTCATAAATATTATATTCCAACCATAGTATGAAGTGCAGAAAATCTTTGATAACTCAGAAGTCTTTGAGTTAGCTACTACTTGAGTATCAATACCTGCTTCCTTTAAAAACTTATCAGCTAAAAATACAGAGTAAACATCCTCTCCTCCTATATATTTTACAAAAGTTAAAATCCCCTCCTGTAAATTAGGATGTTTTCCGTGTGCTGGTGAATGGACACACAAATCCCCGCACTGTTTAGTTGTGCCAGGTTTTACTGTTGAGTGAATTATTACAACTTTAGGTTTGTACTGTTTTATGTATGCCTTAGTTGTTTTAACGAAATCTTTATGATAAGGGTAGCAGATATTGAGAACTTCTATCCCGTCTATCTGTAAATCTTCTTTATCTCTTATATAAGTTTCGTGAGCTTTACTTAGGACTTCATAGAGTGATTTTCCAATCTCTCCTTGTCCTATTATTAAATTCTTCATTTTGAATTTAGTTTAATTATATTAATACTATTATAGCACATTTTTTAATTTGCAACAAGTAATATTTCAAACTCTACTGAAGCGTCCGTTGCTGCAGAGGCTAACGCCATAAATCCAAAGTCTGTGTACTGAGGAAATGACTCTAGTGATTGATGCTCGTAGCTGTGAGTACCATCTGTTCCAATAATTGCTTGCTGGACTCTGAGTGTTCCTGTATAAGATGATGTTGTATCGTTAGCATTTTCTCTTTTCATTAAATAAAAGTTGGTGGTTTTATTAGTTGCTACATCGGAGGAATAAACCTCTGAAAGTAAGTAGGCTGTGTAGCCTGCTGGGACTGTATACCAACCTATCAAGGATTGCCCCCCACCAAAATTAGTATCTAAAGTAGGGATAGTTGCATAAGTAGCCCCCGCTGATGCTACTCTTATTGTAATTGTTCCTATGTGTGATGGAGTTGGAGTAACTACATTAGCATAAGCTCCTGATTGAGATACATAAGCTCTAAAAACTCTTAACCAAGTACCTGAAACTGCGACTGCGGTAGTTCCGTTTGTTGCGTGAGCTGCTGTAGTAACTGTTTGTAAATTCCAGTTAGCATCTAATCCTTCAATAGTAAGTTCGTGCATACCTGTTGAATTTAGAGCATCTGAAGCAGATGAAGATACAAATTCTAATGATACTGCTGATGTTGGTGTTTGATATCCACCGCTATCACAAACAGGAACTAAGGATGTACTCACATTAGCATTTCTCCCAAATTTATGTACAAAGGAGTAATTAGTTATATTTCCTAAGGCAATATCAGTCTTTAAATCCCCCGTACTATAAAACCAAGAACCCCCAGCTTTTTGCATATTCCCTCTTACCATAGTATAAGGCGTAACTGACCTGTCTAAGTTCCAGTTTTCTATTTCATCTATGGGTTTTTTCTCTTGTGGACTACCTGTTGTTCCCGACATTTAAAAATCTTCTTAATATTACTGCTTGATATAATTTATCTACTTTATTTAAATCGTTCTCGCTTAATCCTAACATACGCATTAAATCATCTAATATTTCTGAATAACTATCTTGAGTATCCTCATACCCATCTTTAATCTTATCTAGTATATACTGGTCTATTGCTTTAAGTTTCTGCATATCATCCTGTGAGGGTGCTTTTATCCCAAAGTCATCTGCTATCATAGGAACTTTGAACTTACCTTCATAAAGACTTGGTGGCACCTCTAAAGCAGAGTCCTCATGTACTTCATCTCCGAAGGTAGGCTTTTTATTCTCTATTTTATCTATGATAGCTTCCTCTGCTACTTTTTCAATTTTGCTGGCATGTATACCATCTGACATATTTTTCTAAATCTCTTTTAAAATTAGTATTAGGTTTAAATCCCAAACTCTTGGCTTTGGTTATGTCTGCACATAATCTCTGAACTTCGCCAGGTCTTGGGTCTAAGTGAACTATTTCTGATTTGCTATTAGTGATTTCCTTCACCCACCTGGCGATGTCTTTAACTTTTACAGTTTGTCCAGAGCCAAAATTTATAACGCCAGTCTGTGTGGATATGAACTGATATGCTTCTATTGCGTCATCTATGTACATATAATCTCTTTCTTGTTCTCCATCTCCGTATATTGTAATAGGTTCTCCGTTAAGTGCTTGCCGTGTGAATATAGCTATTACCCCTCCATAACTTCCGTCATTCTGATATTTTCCGAATGTGTTGAAGTTTCTAAGTATTGCTATATCCATTCCGTAAGTATCTATATAAGACTTACAAAGCCTATCTCCTGCTGCTTTTGAGGCAGCATAAGGTGATTGAGCGTCTAAAGGATGAGTTTCTGACATTAATTCAGATTGTGAAGAACCATAAACCTCTGATGTTGAGGCAAATACAAGTTTCTTTCCGTACTTTCTGCAAGCCTCTAAGATATTAAGAGTTCCCATTACATTTACATCTATTGTTTCTTGCGGGTTATAGATGCTCTTATCTACATGAATTTGAGCTGCGAGATGATATACAACGTCAGCCCATTTAACATAACCCTCAATATCTCTGTAATATCTTACATCTCCGTATTTAGATTTATTTGAAGCTTTACTCTGGTGTGAGAAGTTGTCTATTGATTGAACTTCATTCCCTAAGCTTTCCAACTTCTTGGCTAAGTGTGAGCCTATAAAGCCCGCACCGCCTGTTATAAATACTTTCATTATTTTACATGTTTATTGTAACAAGGCACTCCACAAAATAGTTTATTATTGTGTCTATGCTGTACTGTATTGATTCTTACACCGCAAACGAAACACTCTCTTTGATTCTGTACATCTTCTTCTTTAATCTCTACTGGTGTTTCTACTGGTGCTGCTTTCTTTTTAGCCATTTAAGTAAAACTAATTATTATGCTTGTGATGGTCTTTGGTAGTCTTTATTAAACTCCCCATGACTTGCCTGGTTGAACTGTGCAGGGTTATTAATCCTGTATTGATTTGCAGATGCAGGATCTCTAAAAAGCAAAGCATTACCCGCTGATGTTGATAGCGTGATAAATCCCTCACCTAAAGGTTGCCCTGTGTTGTCATCTGTTCTTGCTGATAGTCCCATTTTATTAATTTAATGATATTATCCCAGCTCCCATAAAGGAGCTGAGTAATACCACTACTATTATGTAGATGTTGGTATAGCTGAAAGTGTAAGTCCAGCACCTTCTCTGGCTGACGTAGATGAAGTTCCAGTCATTGTATCGTTAGAACCAGTCCATAGTGTTAGACCTGCTGAAACATTCAATACTTTAGATGTAAAGTGTGCTTTCCATCCGTAAGTAGTTGTTTGATTCAATGGGTCTGACTTGGATGCTCCTTGTACAAGGAATGTCTTAACACCACCATCAAGCTCTGTAGCTCCGTAGAATCCTCTACCGAATATGTTTGTACCATAAGCGATAGCTGATGCTCCAGCTGCAACTGAGATAGCTAGTCCGTTTCCAGAACCAGCTGATACAGGAGTCTGAGTTGTTTCCACAAATCTAACTCCTTCAACTCTTCCGATTTCACCAGCATACAAGTTTTCTGGAGTAACATACTGATGCCAATTCTGCCATGTTGAGTCTGACCTTAGGTCTTCTGCAACAACAGGATTAATAACACCAACGAAGTTTTGTCCGTCATATGTAGCTGCGTTTCTTCTTCTAAGTTCTCCTACGCAACGTCTGATGTCAGAAACTGCGATAAGAGCTGTTGAGTAAACATTACCAACGATTGAATCTGTTGAGATAACAAGGTCGGCTGATGTCTTTCCAACGTGTACAGCAGAAACTGCTGTGTCAGGGTCATCAAAGAACAAGACTGCCTGCATTATAGCTTTATCTATTGTCTCAGCTGCTTGTTTTGCAAGCTCCTGAGTAGCCATATCAAGTGTGTCTGTTATTGATGTTAATTGTACTGTATCTTCCAAAACAACGAAACCTCCGTACACCTCAATAAGAGATGAAACTTTAGTTGTTGATAGAGCATTAGCAGATGGTTTAATTCCAGCTGTAACTTTCTGACCAAAACCAAGTCTTCGTGGTCTGTTCCAGATTATACTTGTACCTTCACCTGTTGGGAGAGGTTTCTTAACTGCAAACTGGTAGTACTTTGTCTGCGGGTCAAGAGTCTCCAATAGCATTCTGTCATAATACGATTTAATCGTATTTGTCAGCGTGCTGGTTGTGGACATTGTGTCCGATGTAATTGAAGGCATTTCAATTTAAGACTTAATTATTATTGGTTAAATCTCTGCTTCATTATCTTTTGAACTTCAGAGAAAGGAATGTCTTTATTATTAACCAAGTCTTCTAAATTGACTTCTTTTTTGATACCCGTCTGAACAGAGTCCGCTTGGACTGCCTGTTTCTTTTGGATACTTTGGTATGCTTCTTGTGTTCCTTGTTCCTTCAATCTTTCGCTGGATGTTCTTGATTGAGCTATTTCTAAAGCAAGTTTCCATGAGATACCTGGATTCTCTTTGACTATCTGAGCTGCTTGAGGAGCTAACCTCTGTTCTTCTTCACTCTTGAATGTCCTTAAAATCTCTAGTTCCTCTTTTAAAGGAGATACTTGCTTGGAGATAAGTTTTTCAACTATCTGTATAGCCTCATCTTGAGACATATCAGGATTGTCATCCTGTACTTTCTGAACCATTTGAGCTTGAGCAGCCTGCGAAGGCTCTTGTTGTCTTGCTTTCATAAGTTCAGAAATATCCATAGATTGTTTAGTGTGCGACTTTTCAAGTTCAGCGTATGATTTCGCTAAATCGTCTGCTGACTTAAAACCCTTTTTCGCTGCTAGTTCCTCGAATGTTGTTCCTTGTGGAGCATTCTCTGGATTAGCTGGGGCTGTTTCCCCCTGTGCTTCCTCATTTGTAGGCACGGAGTTTGGAGCTTTTCCTGTTTCCTGTGGGAATTGATTTAAACCATAAAGATTTTTTTCAGTTCCAGCAGGGATTACAGGGGCGTCTCCTGTGTTCTCTACGTCTGGCATGATTATTTTATTTAATTATAACATTTATTCGCTAATTTATCAATTATCCTTTATACCATTCTGGGTTGTCTCTCTTTTGTGGCTTGTCTGATACGGGGCTTACCCTTCCTTCTACTCCCATTTTATTGATACTAACTTCTACATCAGGCATTCTGATATCCTGTATCTTAAAATCTATTGGGTTTCCATTTTCTTTATTGAGTTCGTCTGTCATTTCCTTCAATGGATTTCTATTTGTAAGTTCATCTGGCATGATTTTAAAGTTAATGATTACTTTTTCTTTTTTGGCAATTTCTTCCCTTTAGATGCTTTATCATATTCTTTTACAACCTTAGCTGTTATCCCTGCTTTTTTAGCACCTTTTGAATGAAAGAATTTCCTTTGTGCTTCTGATTTGTACGGCATATTTATTCAAAATAACGCTTTACTATTTCCAACGACCTTTCCAGACCCTGAGCTTCTGCTGAGTTCCATATTGCTAATCGTGCATCTTCCAACAGAGTGTTTCTCTGGGTTGCCTGTTTTCTTAATAAGTTTGCTTGTTCTTGTACTAAATCTTCAAAGATTCTATATCCTTCTGTTTTAACCATATCTTGAAGAAAGTCTATTTGGTTTTCGTCTAGTTCTTTCATGATGTTAAATTCTTTACTGTTTCACTTGCTAATTTATCTGCTTGGGCTAATTCTTTCTTTGCTTGAGCATTATCTTTATTAGCTTGGGCTTGCTGGTCTTCTGGTAGTTTACCTTGCATTAATGCTCTACCCTCTTGAGATAAGATTGGGTCTGCCATCTTAGGGTCTACATTTGGTATAGTCTTGTAAATCTCGCTTGCTTGGAAAGAATTAAGGTCTCCTTTAAGTGAAATAGAAATCTTAGGCGTATCTGGTTGTGGTTGTGGTGGCTGATAGTATTCTTGTATATTAATGTCCTCTTTGAATGTAACTAACAAATCTGTAAAGAACTTCCCTAAATTAGCTCCTGGAACTGTTTTAGCCTGATTAAATAACATAAGTGCTAAGTTCTGTCTTGTGGTCTTGTCTTGTAGCGTTTCAATATCAATATCTATGTCTAAGTTTCCTTGAATGCTTTGTTTGTCTACGTCAAAGAATTGTTCTACTCCATCTTCTGTAAGTCTGATAGCAAACTTTCTATCTAAGAAGTTTTGTGATAGAGCTAGTAAGTTTCTCCAGAAGTGTCTTAATCCTTCCTTTACGATAGCTAGTTCATCCTCTGTGATAACATCTGATTCACTCTTAGCTACTAAAGCCCCTGATGCAGTGTCTATTCCTACTCCTTGCTGTACTTGTGATTGCTGTGCAAAGTCTAAGACTCCTGTTGATTGCTGAATATCTCCTCTTATTATTTCTTCCTCGTCTATTGCTGCCCTTACTCCTTGCATGTCAGGAGGGATAAATCTTAATCCTCCAGGAATATCAGTCTCTATTGTCCATCCTCTCTTGGCTATTAAATCTTTTTTCTTGATATTAGCACCTCTTAATACTTCTTTAGCAGGGTCAATATTAAGCGTAACTGTGTCCATTCTTTGATTACGAGTATCATTAAGCTCATTGAATAAACTCTCGTTAGGCTCTATATCTCCCATTGGGAATAACTCGTGTGGTTCAAGTGATGAAGCCATTGGTACAAAAGGTATAGGGTTATCTAATATATCAGCATAAGGATTCTCGTCTTCCCTAAGCACCCATTTATCGTCTGCTATAACTATAAGCATATCCTTGCCGTCTTTCTTCCCCCAGTATTCTTTGATGGTGTGCTCTTTATTAACATCATCCTTGATTACATTTCCTGAGTCTATTGTTATCTGGCGTGATTGGGATAAGGCTGTTTCTTTAATAGTGTTGCCTCCTTTGTTTTTCATTAAACCTATAACTTTTTTGTCATAGTTTTTATTAGCCTCTATGGTTTCAATATCCTGTTCATACTCTACGATAAGATAGTTTAATTTACCCTGAAATATATCTAACAGAGTTCTTTTAGGCTCTACAAATATCCTATCCACTGAGAATAGGTCTACTTTAAATCCTCGCCATGGTTTCTTATCAGTTTCGTCATCCACTCTCCATGTTGTTCTAGCCCAAGACAACCCTATAATCCTAGAGTCTTTAATCCACATTCTATAAAAGTTTTTGAGGCTTAGTTTTCTTTGTAAGAAGTTTAACAGTACCTGTGCAGTTTTTGATTTAGCTCTGTCGCTTTCATTCTCTGCTGTTACATTAATACTCTTAATGGCATTTACTATCTTAGCTGTCTTACGAGTTACTATCCTATGAGGCTCAGGAATAAATAGATTAGCCATTCCTGTATAGTTTTTGTCTACTTGCTCATTACGATAAAGTCTGTTAAAGCGTGAGAACTTATTAATGTCATTCTTGGTAACATTCTCTGCTGCTTGATAACGCTTTTTAACAAATTGTATGGTCTCGTTATTTATTTCAGGCATTATGCCTTAGTGTGTCCGTTTTGGGACTGTCCGCTTCAAGTGCGTTTAGTATCCTGTAAATTTATTAGTTGTTGATATTATTTCCTCGTCAAAATCTGGTGGTATATATTTAGGCTCAAGCATGAGCAGTCTGTATAAGCATTCCATCATATGGTCGTCTTTGTCTTTAGGTTTTGACTTAGCGTTACGTTGCTCTTGCATCTTAACTGACCACTCATCCCAGACGTATCTTTTAAACTCATAATCTGTTCGTGTACAAGTTCTAAAAAAGAAAACCTCAGGGCTTTTAGTTATTATACCATTTTCTTGCCCATATTGCAACGCTTGTTTAACTCTTAGTATCCCAGTTGATAAATCTTTTGAAGCAGGTAAGAAATAAAGCCCTAGACTCGCTAGTTGTTGTTGGAGTATTGGCACGTCTTTTGTCTGGTCTTTTACAAACGCCATCGGGTCTATTATTCTTTGACGCACCTTTAAGCCTAATTCATGTTCCTTAACTTTAATTTTAGCTGCTAGCACTTCTGGTGAGCCTTCACAGAATAATTCGTCAACAACATATTTAGTTCCTTGAGGGTCTACTGCCATCCACATTACAGCATGAGGAGTTCTTGGGTGTGGGTCTAAAGCACAATACAATGTCCAATCATCAGGTATATCAAATGGCTCTATTCTATGAACCTTCTCATTGTATTCTTTATATACCAGCCCAGCTAAGTGCATAAATCTACCTTTTGTTCTTGCCTCTCTTTCATCATCTGTATACTCAGCTATCATACGTTCTATATCATCATGCCTTAGTATCCCTCTTATTCCGTGTTCTATGCAGTTATCCTCCACTTCAGCATAAACAACGCCTTTTTGTGTAGCATCATTTAACATAAGCTCATCATATATCCATGCAGAGTCAGAGAGTGGGGTCATGAACATCATTATAATCCCTCCAAATCTAAAACGTGCAACAGAAGCTGCATAAATCTTATATGGAGGTGGCTCATCAAATACTATCCAGTCCAGCGTAACAGACTCAAACTCCTGAGGGTCTTGCTCATAAGTCATTATATCAAAGTCTGTCCACTCTGTGTGCCATCTTGATTCAAAGACTTTTCCTGCTTTCTCTGTTTTATATTGTCCTTTAAATAACCATTTTTGAAGCTCTGGGATAATATTCTCCTGAATGTTTGTTTTCGTTGATACAATTCTACCCCTCGTTTTACGCTTCTCAATATTAAAATATTTATTATGTCCTGGATTCGCATAAGAAGCTATTATATTACACATTAAGGCTGTCTTGCCTACACCATTACCAGCAGAGAATATCCTTATAAAGTCATTAAGTTGTATAAATTCTTCTTGTTTACCATTTGGTGTGAAGTATCTATGGCGTTCTTCCTTAATCCTCCTTAGTTTCTCCTCCTTGAGTTTTCTTAATTTTTGATTCATCTAATGCTTTTTCTAATTCTTCGTCTGTCATTTTCTCATACTCTGAAATATCTTTTAAATCCATTTCCTGTCTCTTTGCAAACTTTAATATAAACTCTAGGAATAATTCTGATGCTTTATTATCCTTTTTTGCTCTTTCCCCTAAATTATCCAGTATTTCAGAAGTATGTTTCTTAGCATAATTAACAGATAAATTCACTATTTTCTCTTGATTTTCTGGTTTGGAAGCTTGATAGTAATAAGTACTTGTTCCTATGTTATAAGTATTACAAAAAACCTCTACTGTTTCTTCTCTTAATGTAGGTGGTAATGCTTCTCTTTCTATCATTTTATCTATCCAGTTTACTTTTTCTGTCATAATGCTTTATAAGCTATTAAAGTAGTTATTATAGCTATTGCTAAAGGCTCATTAGATTGATATATAATGCCTACTATAATACCTGCTATTATTGCTTGTATTAGTTTATTCATCTTCTGGGTTGCCTTGAAAATCAAAGCCTACTGCGTCTACTAATTGATTAATTTCTTTTTTTACTTCCCCTATTTTAACTATCTCAGCTTCAGCCTCATTTTTTAGGGCTTTCTTCAGGGTCTCCGCTTTTATTATTTTTATTATTGCCCAATTCTTCATGAGTTATTATTACTCCTTGTCTTATGTAATCCTGCATTTCTTCTATTTTACCACTTTTTAGCAATTCTGACAATATCAAAAGCGTTTTAAACTTACCCATTACTTGCCCTTGTTTATATATATGGTGTTCATCTATCATATTTTACAACAAATTTCTTCTCCATGTATTAATTTTGTGCATATTTTACACCTATCATGTTCTTTAAGTGGCTCGTTACATGTAAGGCATACTTTCACCATTTTACTTTTACATTCTGTGCAGGTTTTACCATCCCACTTGAAATCCCAATCACTTTTTGTTTTCTTGCATTTGCGACAGGTTTTCATATAATAATTCGTTTAACTGGCTAATTGTTAGTTCTTCTTGCTTGATCTTTCGTTGTATTCTT